GGTACTTCCCTGATTTTTTAGTTGAATTCAAGGAAGCCAATGGTAAAACCAAGAGACAAATCATTGAGGTCAAACCTAAAAGACAGACCAAACCTCCTGAAAAGAAGGGAAGAATAACTAAATCATATCTGTATGAATCAGCTGTCTATGAAATCAACATAGCAAAGTGGAATGCAGTCTCTGAGTTTGCCAAAGATAATGGTATTGAATTCAAAATCATAACAGAAGATGAGTTAGGTATCAAACAGTATGGACGAGGAACAGGAACAGTATCTAGAAAACAAAACACTAAGAACCGAAGATCTAATTGATGTCTGTGCAGGTCTGACTGATGCTGATGACAAGATGACAGAAGTTCTTGAGAGATTATCTGAAGTTGAAGTTGTTCCTAATGTCGGTCGATACTACACTTTCATCTATCAACCCAAAACTCCTCGTATTCGTTATGACCAATACCCACTCATTGCTTGTACGGAAGTTAATCGATGGGGTTTCAGGGGAATAAACTATCACTGGGGTTCTTGGAGAAATTATACATGGGAAGAGGTACAAAGTAATCTCCATGTAATATATCCAATGGAACTTGAAAACCTTAGGTCAATAGATTATCAAAAGTTTCAACTAAATATCTAAAAAGAGATAAATGGCAACGGATCTATCTAACTGGTCTGCAACAACGGATAATGATGTTTTCCAAAAAAAGGAGACGCATCCATTCGGTGATCCTGCCGACAAGAAAAAACAACAGGTTCATATTGATGGAAATAAAAGGACAGGTAACTTTACAGTTTCTGCAACTGGTGTAAAATTAGGTGGTCTTGAGGGATTTGCAGCTGGTAAAGACATTCCCATCTACAGTTATGATGCTACCTTGGATCGAACCCTCATTCTTAATAAAAATTATTATGGAAAAATGTTTAAGGGTGATCTTACTAGGAGTGATACTTTAAATAATTTAAAAAAACAAACAAAGATAGATATACTTTCTATTGCAGTATCAAAATCAAATACACAAGATGGACTCAATGATTCTATAAGATTACAAAATCTTAGTTCATATGCATCAGCATCTAATATAGTCGATGTAGCCCCCCAAACAATCACAGCAAGGACAAGTTCATCCACAAGATCAAGCACATTTTCCTCTGCCAATAGTGCGTTTAGTCCCATTAACATGGGAACACTGAGCACAATGGACTTCAGTTTAAGAACCATCACATCAAAAACTGATGGAAGCACACAATTATCATCAACAGGAGCACAATACTTCAGATATCCAGAGGGTAGAATACCAAACCTTGGATATGATTATATTCAGATTACATCATATAAGTATGTTCCTGGATTGAATCTTAATACTGTTGATACATCAGGAAGTTATTTAAATGCAAATAGAAGAGTAACTAGATCGAGTCAGATTCTATCTCAAACACCAGAGAATATAATTCAACTTCCAATGACTGGTGGTCTTTCAGATACAACAGCTGTCAGTTGGAATTCAGATACTTTGAGTGAATTGAATATGATAGCTGCCAACATTGCATATAATAACATATCTAGTGGCAGTAATCCTATTAAAGCTGTAGTTGATGCTGGACTTGATGTAATGAAAACTGGTCAAGAACTTCTTAAAGATGATTCTATAAAGAAACAAATATCAGCTTACTTCGCAGGACAAGCAGCATCAGCTCCCAACTTTGTTCAGAGAGCCACTGGTAAGATCATCAATAATAACATGGAGTTGTTATTCAATGGTCCTACACTTAGATCTTTTAACTTCAGTTTTAAATTAAGACCAAGATCTGAAAGTGAATCAGTTCTCTGTAGAAACATTATCAAATCACTGAAGAGAGACTCGGCACCTAAGACAACAGCAACAAATCTTTTCCTCGATACACCAAATATATTCCTCATTGAATACATGTATCAAGCACAACAGGGTATCCTACCTACATACACACAACACCCCTTCCTGAACAAGATTAAACCTTGTGCTCTTACATCAATCAATGTTAATTATACACCTGATGGTTCATATATGACTTATGAAACTAATGGTTCTATGATTGGTTATGATTTAAACCTCACCTTCCAAGAGATTGAACCAGTTTATAGAAGTGATCAAGAGGCAGAATACACACAAGACAACATGGGATTCTAATGGCCAAAACTTACTTCAGAAACGTTCCAGACTTCAATTATGTTAGTAGACTGGAAGGGCAAAAGAATATCTCTGAGTACACCAGAGTAAAAAATCTCTTCAAGAGGGTAAAAATAAGAGAAGATCTATTCAATGAACTTTCTTACTTCACAAAATATAAAATTATAGGTGATGAAAGACCAGATCAAGTTGCTTACAAGATCTATGGGACACAAGATTATGATTGGATTGTACTTCTGAGTAATAATATTTTAAATGTTCAATCAGAATGGCCACTGTCTGATGAATCATTTAACAATTACATGATTGACAAATATGGATCAGAAGATAACTTCTATACAGTTCGTCATTATGTGACAAAAGAAATAAAAGATAGCATCGGTAGAATTATTGTTCGTCCCGGTCTAGAAGTTCCCAGTGATTACTCAATAAGTTATTATGATTCTGGAGTACAAATTGAAACAACAGATACCACAGTAGCTGTAACAAACTATGAATATGAATCCAATATCCAAGATGAAGTAAGAAATATCTATCTAATCAAACCAAATTACCTCAATCTAGTCATTCAAAATATTGATTCAATAATGGCAGTGAAACCAGGTTCTACACAGTATGTTAGTGATGACTTATCACAAGGTGACAACATTAGATTATATTCGTAAAAAAGTAATAGGCATAAAAAATTCTGGGGATTATTTTTCCCCAGAAAATGAAATCAAATATCGATTTTCAAATCAGCTGTCAGCCAACTTGGCGAAGTAGGACATGGGGTCATCATCGTCATCAGAAGACGAGGAGGGTTCCGTAGTCTTTGATGCCTGATAAGAATCCTCAAGTTTCCTCATAACTTCTTCCTCAGATACTTTCTTCTCCTCCTGAGCTGCGTAGTTATCATACTCAGTCTCTTCCTGAGGAGATGAACGCTTCTTGGTTCCCAGGACATAGTCCATACGCTTCTTCAAGTCATCATAAGACTTGAATTGATCGGAAGCAACTAGAGCCGAGAGTGAATACTCTTTCTTCCAGATAGATTCCAGAGCATCATCATCGTCCAGGAGAGGAGACACACGGTCAAACTCAGAACTATCATAGTTCCAGTAACCAGCAACCTTCTTCAGTTTCAGTTTGAAGTTAGCACCCTGCCAGAAATCAAAGGGATTAATGGGAGTCTCATCTTCAAACTCAGGTTGCATTGCTTCCATGATCTTATCAAAGATCTTCTTACCGAACTTGTAGAGGAAGACCTTACCCTCGTTCTGAGGATTGGCTTTGTCCTGAACAACATAGATGTTCGCGTAAAAGGAAAGTTTACGCTTTTGTTTACGAACAATATCTTTGTTCCCATCCGTACCACTATTCCACAATTCACGGTTCAGTTCACCGACAGGGTCCTTACCACCAATAGTAGTCAAGGAGTTTTCGATGTACCAACCACCAGGACCTTGAAAGGCGTGGGAGAATAGTTTGACCCAAGGGAGATCTTCTCCATCGGGTGCGGGGAGGAATCGGATGACTGCATATCCGTTGCCAGTCTTATCCATCTCTGGTTTCCACAGACGTTCATCTGCTCCTCCACCAGTATTGTTTTGCTTCTCAACTTCTTTTACAAGCTTGGCTGTGAGGCTGCCAAGAGAAGACTGCTTCTTGAGATCGTTGAATCCCATTGTGTTACCTCGTATGATTGTATTTGGCTTTTGTCCCGTAGCTTAAAGGGGATTGGGTAGCCCCTGGTCTAGTGTAGGTCATGGTGGACCCAGTGTCAAGACCCTTCTCGTATTGATTTTTTCATTGTATCGATGATGGCGGACATGTTGTTAAAGACATATCCCAAATCAACATCGGGAGGAAAACCAAGTTGTTTAGCGGACTTAAGAATGTTTTCCTTCATCATTTTTGCTTCAGGATCATCAGAAAGAGAGAGTCTCGTATAGAGAATATTCTGTTTCTTGAGTAAGTTCTCAAGCATTTCTACATGTTCTAGTTTATCATCATCATCCATTTTGGAGAAACTGAAAACCTTCGCATAAATTTCATCCTGAAGTTTTGAGATTTCTTTCATCTCTTCTTGTACAATTTCAGAATCGAAAAAATTCATTGTCCTACTACTACATCCTTTAAAATCTTTTTATATTTGAAGATGTCAATCTTCAGAAAGGTGTTATATTTATCCATCCTCATAGAGAGAAATTTCCAAACAGGATCATCCAGTTTCTTATCAAAAGTTTTCTTGAATCCCAAGATTCTATCAAGAATGATAAGTGTCTCTAGAGAGATGTTCTTTGCTAGATGTTCTTTGATAATCTGTGGATGACTTAACCCCCTAAACTCAAACATACCATCAAACTTCTTTCCTGTAAAGGTGGTTTCTATCTCTTCTTTAAAAACATATGAAAGTGATTGAGTTCTCTTCTTCCAATCAGTATAACTCTTCTCTCCTTTCTGCATGATCTCCCCAATCCACAGTGATTGTGGGTCATCACAAGCTACAAAGTTAGAGACAAAGAATTCAATTACTTCTGCATCATCTTTCTGCCTACTGAGTTTCTCAAAGAAAAACCTATCTCTCCTCTTATAGAAACTCTGGAGAGATGCACGAGACTTACCACAATATTTATGGTAGTCATACTTAGGTTTGGTAAAGTGGTTCTTCAGTCCCAGATAGGACTTATAGGCGTCAAAGGGAGTCACCTTGGGAATCATATAGGAAGTTTCGCGTGTGAGGTTCTCTTGAGTAAGTTGAGTTCCATAGCCTCATACTTCAACTTTTCTTTCAGAGGTTTAGATAATAACTTAGGAACAGACTCGATGTCAAGATTATTCTCTTCACAGAAGTGAACGATAGCATCAATATACTTCATACCACTGCCTCCTTTAGCAATAGTTTCAATCTCTTCCGTAAACTTACGAGAACAATAAAACTTGTTCTCAATAATTTTATTAATGTCTTCAGGTTTTGCCATATTCCTGTAATTTGAATTCAACAAACTCTCTAATATACTCGGAGAGAAGGTTGATGTACTTTCTTTTGTCGTATTCTTCATAAACTACTACTTCTCCGTCTTCACAAGACATAATGATTACAAATTTCTTGACCATGACCCCAGTCATTTCATATAACATACATGCGTATGCCGCACACTGAACAAAATGGTGGTCAACCCACTTCTTAGGTTTTGGTTTCTTAGATGTTTTAAAATCTATAATAGATAATTCACCTTCATACTCAGCGATACAATCAACACTACCAGCGATACCCAACTCATAACTGAATAGTGCTTGTTCTTGTGCGTGGATGTTATCGATCTTATCCAAAGTAGGTTTAGCCTGTTTGAATAACATCTCCGAGAGTGGTTGAACAGAAGGTAGTTTAGAGTTCTTCAGATAAAACTCAGCAAGAGTGTGCATATCTGTGCCTCTTGAAGTTGCCTGTTTGGTAACTTTATTGGCTTCCTTTTCTCCTACCTTTGCCCTCCACTCACGAAAAATCTCTCGATTGTAGTGACTAATAACAGACGTAATGGATACTAACTTCTTACCATTTGGAGTGTCATAATATCTAACTCCATCAACTGTCTCCCGTGAGAGGGATGGATAATCAATTTCAATATGGTTAAAAGTCATAAACCCAATTCATGTTTAGCAACGATGTATTCTTTGACAAGACCACTTCTACAGATGTCCTCTGGTTGGAACTCAATAGTATCAAAGGATGGCATTTGATTTATGATTCTCATGAAATCAACAATACCATTTCTCTCATGAGTTTTTACCAAGTCAGTCTGTGTTGCGTCTCCACAGAAGTGAATCTTACTACTCTCACCTACCCTAGTAATGATTGAGTCAAGTTCGTGAAAGTTCAGGTTCTGAAACTCGTCAATAATAAGGATAGAATTATCAAAAGTTGTACCTCTAATAAAAGATGTACTCCAGAAACTTATTGTACCCTGAGCTTTGAGATTTGCATAGAGCATCTCAAAAGAATTGTCATCAGGCATCTCGAACATGTATTTGACCATGTTCTTATATGGAATCTGATAGATGTCAGACTTATCCTCATGATCACCAGGAAGGAAACCAATCTCTCTGGTGGGTACAAGAGACCTGACGATGTAAATCTTGTCATATGGTGTCTTCGTATCCAACACATCCATAAGAGCGTTGTAGAGGGTAATGAAGGTCTTT